AAAGAAGATATGAAAGTTGCTGGTCATTTACTTAAGATGTCAAAGGCATCTGTAGAAACAGAAGAGCCAAAAACAGCAGATACAAGAATAAATGAAATGCTTGAAGAAGCATTCTCAAAGTTTGATTCAGATAAAGTTCTTATCAAAGAACAAAAACAAGAATTAAAAGAAGGCACATCTGGAATAATGGGAATGAAAAATTCACAAGGAAATTATGATTTCATTCGTGTGAATTGGGATGCATATCCAGAAGGATTAGGTCAAACATTAAAAAACAGTTGGAATAATCCAGAAGAAATTGAGAGAGCAATTTCAAAAGGAGACGCATCGTCTATAGGAAATGATATTGACGATAGTGTATTTTATGCTGATAAAGAGGGCATGAATAACAATAAACCTGAACGCAATGAAACTGAAGAAGATTTACATAGTATTGCCATGAGAATGGGTGCTGAGTATGGTTATATATTTGATAATGGCAAGTGGACCGAAGTATTACATTCCGAAGAAGCAGTCTCAGAAGATATTTACATGGAAAATGAATATGAAACAATAGAATGGAAAAACAGATTCAACAAACCTTACTATATAGATGAACCATGTCCAGATTGTGGCAACGAGGTTCAAATACTGAGTGACGCCTCTTCTGATTGTCCGGACTGTGGACACCCCGAAGTTTTGCCTTGTAGTGAATGTCCTAGACTAGAAGAACAAATCTGTGATTGGAATAAATGGACTAGGTGTAGTGAATTTCCAAAGACAGATGATGACCAAGTTAGAATGAGACACTTAGCAGGTGTTACCGAAAAAAAAAATGAAGATGAAAATGTAAATGAAGATGATGCTGAGTTGAATCTTGCAAAGAAGAAACCAACACTTGATGATTTAATCCAAATGTCAAATGAAGCAGATTACGAGATGGGCGATGTAGTTGTATTTGGTATGAAAAATCATCCAGCATATCGTTTTGATTTACACAGCGAACTTAAAGATTATATGGAAAGAGTGCGAGTAGGTTCTACTCATTCTGGAACTGACCACTCAGGTTATCTTAATATGAAGGTTTCTGAGATTGCAGATAATATTGATGGTATGGCAATCGTTGCAGTTGAAGACGGTGGCAAAGTTAAATCACTGGTAGGATGGTCTTCAGAAGACGAGATTAATCCACCAAAGACAGATGATGAGCAATCTGGCGAAGATGAAGATGGAGCATTCGCATCAGGACCAGATGATGACCAAGTTAGAATGAGACACTTAGCAGGTGTTGATGATTTTTAAAAATATGTCATTTTCTAGTTGACAAACACACATCAATTGTGTTATAATAAAAGGGAGTTAAGTGCTTCCTTTTTTATGGTTTAAATTATTTTCACTACAATCTTGAAGTTAAGAAAACTCACAAAAAGGAGCATTTAACTCTTGACTTTTGAAAAAAAGATAAGTATAATAGTATCATTAGTAATTTAAATGATACATTTAGGCTAATATAACTAATATACAAAATAACTAATAACGGCTAATATAGGAGAAAACTATGGCTACACTAGCAGAAATACGTGCGAAACTACTCGCACAAGACAACAAAGCATCAGAGAACTTACAGGCAAATCGTGGTTCAGATGCTGTCTACACTTTCTGGAATATGGATAACGACAGTACAGCAGTATTGAGATTCCTTCCAGATGCAGACCCCACAAACACATTCTTTTGGAAAGAACGACAAGTTGTAAAACTTCCGTTTCCAGGTGTTAAGGGTGGAGATGAACAAAAACGAGTAATCGTTCAAGTTCCTTGCGTTGAAATGTGGGGAGAACCATGCCCAATTCACGCAGAGATACGTCCTTGGTTTAAAGACCCAGCAATGGAAGACCTAGGTCGTACATATTGGAAAAAGCGTTCATACGTTTTCCAAGGTTTGGTTGTAACTGACCCTATCGGTGGTGAACAACCAGAAAATCCAGTTCGTAGATTTATCATTGGACCACAAATCTTCAAATTATTGAAGGCGGCTCTAATGGACCCAGACATGGATAATCTTCCAACGGATTATGAACAAGGTACAGACTTCCGTCTTACTAAAACACAAAAAGGTCAGTATGCTGACTATTCAACTTCAAGTTGGTCACGTAAAGAACGTTCACTAAATGAAGAAGAACGTCAAAAAATCGAAACTCATGGTCTTTTTAATTTAAATGAGTTCATGCCAAAACGTCCAACGGAAGATGATATGCAAGTAATCAAGGAGATGTTTGAAGCATCTGTTGATGGTGAATTATACGACCCTGTAAAATGGGGACAGTATTATAAACCTTATGGATTAGATGTTCCTATGGGTACTAAAACTGCAACTGCAACTCCAACTGCTCCAAAAGTAGAAGAAGTTAAAGTAAAAGCAGAACCTGTTGCGGAAACACCAACTCCGACACCGACTCCAGCACCAGTAGTAGCAGAAACTACAACTGATGCTCCGAAGGCCGATGCGGCAGATATCTTAGCAATGATTCGAAGCAGAAAAACTGACTAAGAACCAACATGAGTGTGGGGAGTAAATCTCCCCATACTTTACAATATATTAGGAGAAAAATATGGCAAGAGCCTTCGATGCGAGTAAATTTCGCAAATCTATAACGAAATCTGTTCCTGGTATGAGTGTTGGTTTTAGAGACCCAGACACTTGGATATCAACAGGAAATTATACATTAAACAAACTTATTAGTGGTGACTTTCATAAAGGTGTACCACTGGGCAAAGTAACAGTCTTTGCTGGCGAGAGTGGAGCAGGAAAATCATTTGTAGCGGCAGGTAATATTGTTAAAGCCGCACAAGACCAAGACATATTTGTAGTACTAATCGATAGTGAAAACGCACTAGATGAGGCATGGTTACATGCCCTTGATGTAGATACTTCACCAGAAAAATTAATAAAATTAAGTGTATCAATGATTGATGATGTTGCTAAAATCATTGCGGACTTTATGAAAGGTTACAGAGATGACCACGGAGATACACCAGACGCAGACCGTCCAAAAGTATTATTTGTCATTGATAGTTTAGGAATGATGATGACCCCAACCGATGTTGAGCAGTTCAATCGTGGCGATATGAAAGGTGATATGGGTCGTAAACCAAAAGCCTTAGCGGCACTAGTAAGAAATAGTGTTAATATGTTTGGACAATATAATATAGGTATGGTAGCAACTAATCATACATACGCATCACAAGATATGTTCGACCCAGATGATAAAATATCAGGTGGTCAAGGATTTATCTATGCTAGTTCAATTGTGGTAGCAATGAAGAAACTTAAGTTAAAAGTAGATGCTGATGGAAATAAAACTTCACAAGTACACGGTATCAGAGCGGCGTGTAAAGTAATGAAAACTCGTTACTCAAAACCATTCGAAGGAGTTCAAGTAGAGATTCCTTATGAAACAGGAATGAATCCATATAGTGGATTAGTTGAGTTTTTTGAGGCAAAAGGGTTACTAGTAAAACAAGGTAACCGATTGAAATATAACACAAAATCAGGCGAAGAGATGATTGAATTCCGTAAGAATTGGACACCAGAAAAACTTGATATCATTATGAATGATTGGGAAGATGATAATCTTGAAGATGAAAAACATGGATTAGAACAACAAGAATCTGAAACAGTATAAAATGTCAATATATATAAATACATCGCTTATGAATATTAGATATTGAGGAGACTTTTTTGGAAACAGAATCACTTTACGAATTGTGGGAAAATATGCTTCCCTACATTCCAGGCAAAGATAGAATAGAAGCAGGAGAGATATTTATTAAACAGTGTGATGATTTAGGAATGAGTATTGAAGATATTGATTTACTAATTGATGGCGATGCGGTATTAGAAGTTGCACTAGATAGATATTTTGAAGACGATGATGATTATGAAGATGAAGACGATGATTGGGACTAATGAATTGGTATAGCAAAATAGTAAAAGATTGGAGTGAAATTCCAAATTGTATTCAATTTTTTGAAAATGAAATCACGGAAGCAAGAAAAGAAGTAAAAATACACGGAAACATTGAGAAAAATTCTACTAGACTTCCTGCGTATGTTGAGTTGCGTTTCGGCCAATTACAAGAGATAGAAGCAATATTAGAACATCTAAATATTCAGTTACGCAAAAAGAGAAGTGAATACTTGAGAAAGTATTTAGAAAACTATAACAAAGTTTTAAGTAGCAGAGATGCTGAGAAATACGCAGACGGCGAAGATGAAATTGTTGCGATTGGGGAATTGATAAACCAAGTGGCACTGGTGAGAAATCAATACTTAGGAATAACAAAAGGATTCGAAATTAAACACTTCCAACTGACAAATATTATTAAATTACGTGTTGCAGGGATGGAAGATTCAGAAATTACTACATATTAGGGACCTAGAGGACAATGACTGATATTCATATAGTTAAACGAAACGGAGAAAAAGAAGACTTAAATTTAGAAAAAATGCACAAAGTTGTGATGTTTGCTTGTAAAGATATAGCAGGAGTCTCAGCAAGTGAAGTTGAATTAAAATCTCATATTCAATTTTACAATGAAATGACAACCGAAGAAATACAAGAAACACTTATCAAAGCCGCGGCAGAATTAATATCAGAAGATACTCCCAACTATCAATGGGCCGCAGGCAATTTAATCAATTATCATATTAGAAAAGAAGTATATGGAGCATTTACTCCATGTCATGTATTTGAATTGGTCAATCAGAATGTTAAATCTGGATTTTATGATAAAGCATTATTAGAAGACTATTCAGAAGAAGAATGGGAAAAGATTAATGGTTTCATTAGACATGATAGAGATTTTGATATCACTTATGTTGGAATGGAACAATTTCGAGGAAAATATTTAGTTCAGAACAGAGTTACACATAAGATATACGAAACTCCACAAATGGCATATGTTCTAATTGCGGCAACATTATTCAGCAAATATCCAGAAGAAGAAAGATTAAAGTGGGTTAAAGATTATTATGATGCTATTAGCACTTTTGATATCTCATTGCCAACGCCTGTTATGGCAGGAGTTCGCACACCACAAAGACAATTCAGTAGTTGTGTATTGATTGAAACAGACGATAGTTTAGACTCAATCATCGCAACATCTAGTTCAATTGTCAAATATGTCTCTCAGAAAGCAGGAATTGGGGTCGGTGCGGGCAGTATCCGTGCTATAAACTCACCAATTCGTAACGGTGACGCATCACATACAGGTGTTATTCCGTTCTATAAGATGTTTCAAGCGGCAGTTAAGTCATGTTCACAAGGTGGTGTTCGTGGTGGAGCGGCAACATTATATTATCCTGTTTGGCATTATGAAGTAGAAGACTTACTTGTATTAAAGAACAATAAAGGTACAGAAGATAATCGTGTTAGACACATGGATTATGGCGTTCAGTTCAATAAATTGATGTATGAACGTCTAATGACAGGTGGCAATATTACATTGTTCTCACCACAGGATGTTCCGGGTCTATATGACGCATTTTTTAATGACCAAGAGAAGTTTAAAGAATTATATGAAAAAGCAGAACGCAAAACGTCTCTTCGCAAGAAAACAGTGCCTGCTATTGACTTATTTTCGTCATTTATGACTGAACGTAAGAATACGGGTCGTATATATCTAATGAATGTTGACCATGCTAACGACCATGGTGCTTTCGATTCAGACCTAGCACCGATTAAACAATCAAATCTATGTTGTGAAATTAATCTTCCAACTAAACCACTGAATAGTGTCTTTGATGAAGAGGGCGAAATTGCTCTCTGTACACTAAGTGCCATCAATTGGGGAAATATTAGAACACCGGAAGATTTTCAGAAACCTTGTGAGTTGGCAGTAAGAGGACTTGATGCTCTGTTGAGTTATCAAGATTATCCACTCGTTGCGGCAGAGTTATCAACGATTAACAGGAGACCTTTGGGCGTAGGCATTATAAATTTTGCGTATTGGCTGGCAAAAAATGATATGACTTATTCGGAAACTAATTTAGATTTAGTTGACGAATGGGCAGAAGCCTGGAGTTATTATCTCATTAAAGCATCAAATCAATTAGCCCAAGAGAAAGGACCTTGTCCTAAAACAGATGAAACAAAATATGGACATGGTATTGTGCCAATTGATACTCGTAAGAAAGAAATTGATGAACTCGTCCCTCATAAAGAGAGAATGGATTGGAAATCTCTTAGAGAAGACCTTAAAGAATTCGGAATAAGAAATTCGACACTAATGGCTCTAATGCCAGCAGAAACATCGGCTCAAATTTCTAATTCCACAAATGGAATAGAACCACCGAGAAGTTATGTGTCAGTTAAACAATCTAAGCACGGAGTGTTAAAACAAGTTGTTCCTGGCATTCATAAACTAAAAAACAAGTATGAACTTTTGTGGGACCAAGAATCTCCAGAAGGATACTTAAAGATTATGGCAGTATTACAGAAGTATATCGACCAAGGTATATCAGTTAATACAAGTTATAATCCTGTGTTCTTTGAAGAAGAAAAGATACCAATGTCAGTAATGTTACAACATCTTATTATGTTTTATAAATATGGTGGAAAACAGTTGTATTACTTTAATACATTTGACGGCCAAGGTGAAATAAATCTTGATGGTGATTTAATGGACAAGAACGAAGAAGTGCCTTATGGACAATATGGTTCTCCAATAGATGATGATGATGAATGTGATAGTTGCACAATATAATATAATGGAAAAAAGAAAATGAATAACAGTCTTTACGACAACGAGGCAGATATTACTTGTACAGACAATGGCAACGTTGTTACTGCTGAAATTGATAATTT